TCATTTTATCATTTCCCCTTTGTCACTTGATTCCCTTAACTGTACCAGTGCCTCCCCTAAAAACTTAGGTATAGGTACTCCTGCTTTTCCTAAATTTTCAACTATAGATATCCCTTCATTTCCAATATAAAACCATATAGATACATTTCTAAGCATTTCTGTACCAAATAGTTGATCTAAGCTATAACAAATTCCAATAGGAATAAATAACATAACTTTTTTAAATATTCCTGGGTAGCAGACACTTGAATCGACTCTTTTATTCATACCTGCAGCTGTGACACCTAATATATAATCTGCAATTACTAAGCCTACTAATGTTTTTAAAAGCATGTCCCAGCCTCCTAATATTGTAGTTATTACGCCCCCTATAGCAAATAAAATCCTTTTTATCCATATTGTAAAATTATTTTCCACTTTTACACCTCCAAAAATTAAAGAAGGGCAATAAAAAAAGACCATCTCTAGTCTATTGCCCTTTTAATCTTATTCTATTTCTAATGCAACTGCTTCCCTCCAAGTGGTTGGAACCTGCTCTATGGTTCTCAATCCCTTTCTAATTAAATCAACATAAATCTTAGCCATTTATTTCACCTCTTTCCGCTAATTCTGCTAATGCAATTTGTAATTCTGTTATTTTTGCCTCCTGGATTTCTGCTAATTCCGCTAATGCTAATTTTAAATCTAAATTCTTTTGTTCTAGCCTGAGGTTAGTTCCTTCTAATTCTTTTATTTTATCTTGTAAAACTGTATCAAGGCTAGGCTCGTATGTTTCTTGACTCCACTGGTCTCCTAACCACTTTCTATACCTTACTGTTTCGTTATATTCAGGCAACTCTACATACCCTTGTACATCTTGCAATTTATTTACTCTTGATACAATTTCGATGCACACATCATTATCATTTAATCTTGCATAGTAATAAAATTTCTTCATTTATATATTCCTCCTTCTCTATTAAGCAAATGCTATTGCAGATATTTCCCAATAACTATTATTGCTCACTGTAAATGTAACTGTTCTGCCAGAAATACTAACTCGTGTTAAATACACATAAGAATCCCCTCCGCTACTAACGCCTAATTCAATATTTCCACTCCAAGGAAAGTAACGTATAATCTCTGATCTTCTTCCTCTGTTATACATTATAATTATTACTTTCGGAGTAAAACTAAAAGTTTTAGAAACTGATGTAGAAGATGATGACTCGTAAAAATGTTCAACATTAAGGTCGCCAGAGTAAGTCCCCACAACCCCTCCTATATTAACACCATCTCTAATATTATGAGCTGTTAAGTTTGCAAAATAAGCTTTAACAGCCCCACTACCACTATGATAGCCTCTTGGTATTGTAATTTGTCCACCTTGTGTAGCAATAGTTTGATTTATTGTCCCATTATTGGGCATAGTACCTGTTAATAATTTGTTTTGTGAGACAAACTTCTTGCCATATAAG